TGACATACAACGCAGTATGCACAGGCAAGGGAGCCACTGCGGCTGCCAACGATGTGACGCGTTACACGTTCACGTTCGACCTGATTGGATGAACTATGGCACTAACAAGAGAACAGATTCTGGCAGCCGACGACCTAGGCCTTCTCGAGGTCAATGTCCCTGGGTGGAGCGGCAGCTTGTTTATTCGCGTGATGACATGCGGCGAGCGAGACAGCTACGAGAACGACTGGGTCGTTAACAAGGGTAAGGGCGTTGAAAACTTCCGCGCGAAGTTTTTGGCACGCTGCCTGACTGACGCCAAGGGCCAGCGGTTGTTCGCTGACGCGGACGTTCCGCTGCTGGCCGGCAAGTCGGCTGCCGTGTTGAACGCACTGTTTGCAAAGGCGATGGCGCACAACGCTCTGAGCGACAAGGACGTGGAGGAACTCGCAAAAAACTAGCAGTCCGCCCGACGCGTGTTTTCCTGTTTCGTCTGGCGGCACATCTCGGAATGACGGTCAAGCGGTTGTGTCAGGAAATGGACAGCCGGGAGTTTGCCGAGTGGATTGCGATCCACCGGCACTTCCACCCACTCCCTGACACGTGGCGGCAGACGGGCCTGGTGGCCAGTGCGACGCTCGCGCCGTACTGCCCACGCGGCAGGACACCGAAGGTCGAAGACTTTGTTCCGATAGTAAAAGGCCCGCAGCACGAACTGCAGATTCAAGAAGCGTTGGAACAGCTGGCACGAGACTTGGCGGGTGAATAATGTCGACGGTAATCGGACTCGGCGTGCAGTTCTCGGCCAATGCCAACGGCATGACCAAGGGACTGTCGCAGGTCGACAGGCAGCTGCAGAACCTCGGCAAGCAAGCGGCGGCGGCGGCGTCGCTCTTTGATTCGTTCACATCCTCAAGCGGCGCGGCCGGTGCGGCCCAGCAGCAAGTCGCCACGGACATTGCCTTTCTCGGCAGTGCACTGAAGACCGGGCAGATCTCGGCCCAAGAGTACGCCGCTGAACTGCAGGCCGTTGTCGGCGGTGCCCAGACGGCGGCCGCTGCGTTTGCGGAAGGTGCGAGGATCACCGACCAGGTTGCCACGGCCGAGGAGCGCCGGACGGCTGAGCTTGAGCGGCTCGGGCAGCTGCTCGCGCAAGGAGCGATCAGCGAGGAGACCTACTCGCGTGCCGCGGCAGAGGCCAGCGGTGCCAACGAAGAGGCTGCCAAGGCCGAGACCGAGCGAGCCAAGGCGTTGTCGAGGGCGGCTCAGATCACGCAGGCCAACCTAAGCCCTCAGCAGAAGTACGACGCCGAGGTCCAAGAGCTTAGCGCCCACCTAGCCGCCGGTCGCATCTCGCAGGAGACATACAACGCGGCCCTTGCCAAGGCTGCGACAAGCTTTGACAAGGCCACCAGGTCTGCCTCTGCATTCGATGCCGCCTCCGCTTCCGGCGGTGGCGGTAGCACCATGCAGTTCAACGAGTTGAGCGGTGTGCTGTCTGCACTGCCTGGGCCGATCGGCAATGTGGCTGGTCGGCTGTCCGGTCTATCGTCAGCTGGCCAGGGCCTCGGTAAGGTGTTCGGCGGCGGTGCTGGGCTTTCGGGTGGCCTTGCCAACATTGGCTCTTCTGTAGCTGGGCTAGTCAATCCTTTCAGCCTCGGCCTCGCTGCGGTCACTGCGTTTGCCGCTGGTGCCAGCGCGGTGGCCAGCGGGCTGCTCGACCTCGAGGACCGCGTCGAGAAGCTCGGCAACACGGCCGACAAGCTGGGCGTGTCGTTCGAGTTTATTCAACTTCTGGAGGAAGCGGGCAACCGCTCTGGCGTTTCGATCGAATCTGTCAGCAGCGCCTTTGGCAAGCTGCAGAAGACGCTCGCGGGTGCAGACGAGGAAAGCAAGGCCGCGACGGCGGCTCTCGACAAGCTTGGCATTTCGTTCACAGACCTGGAGAACCTCAGCCCAGAGGAGCAGATCCGCCTGATTGGCGAGCAACTCCAAGGCATCGACGATCCAGCGAAACGCACTGCCGCTGCCATGCAGATCTTTGGCAAGAGCGGCGCGGACTTACTGCCGTTCTTCGCCAACCTCGGCCCGGCGGCAGAAGACATCGAGCGGCTCGGCGGCGCTATGTCTGACATCGACCGAGGCCGCATTGATGATTTCGGTGCAGGCATCGACGCACTGGGCGTTGCCAGTTCCCGGCTCGGCGAGCTACTCCTATTGCCGTTCGCGGGCCTGGGCGAAGGCATCGCGCAAGGCTCGGCCGAGTTCTTGGGCGGCATCAACGCGATCGTAGGGCCGATTGGCGACGTGCTGGAACCAATTCTCTCGGGCCTCGGCACAGCCATTGAGATTGTTGGAGTCATACTAGGTGGCATTGGGCGGTCTCTCGGTGCCTTGCTGGCTCCGCTTGGTGACTTGTCGCAGGCATGGGGCGGCCTAGCAGACGCGTTCAATGAAGAACTCGTGGACATTGTCCGCTATTTCGTGGACGCACAGGTGGCCTCCTACGAGTGGCTGGCATCCTTTAGCCCGCTGAACGCCATCACCGACAACATCGGGGCGATTGGCGAAACCATGTCCCGCATTGCCAAGATCATCACTACGGCTCTCGCGCAGATTGGCGAGTATGTCGGCCGGACGTTGGCGGCGTTTAACAAGCTCTTTGGGCTTAACGTTTCTATTGAGTCAATCGGGGCCTTAATCTCATCCGTGTTCGGAGGCGTATCCTCCACCTTTGCGACGATCGCCAACGCCATCGGCGGCACAGTCGGCCGCTTGCTCACGATTGCCGAAGACTTTCTGGGCATCACGGCTGAGGTCCAGCAGCCGATTTCACCAGAGCTAGACATTTCCGGCCCGACGTTGGCAGCCACGCAGTTCGCCAAGGAGATCGACGCGGCCACTACCGCAGCGGCAGAGTTTGGTGCCGCTGGATTCGATGCGGCACTGGCCTACCAAAACTCGCTCGAGCAGATCGCTCAGCTGCAGGCGGACGGCACGCTGACCGCTGACGAAGCCAGGAAAATGGCAGAGCGGGAGAAGACCGCGTTTGAGGCCAAGATTGAAACGCTGGATAAAGAAGCAGATGCCCAAGCCAAAGCTGCCGAGGCGGCACAGAAGGCCGCCGACGAAAAGATCGCAGCGGCCGAGCGTGCCGCAGCTGCTGCCGTCGAGGCCGACCGCAAGCTGGCCGACGCGTTCATCTCTGCCCAAGGTCTCGGCGGCGATGGTGCGACGGCGGCAGACACGCTCCTGGCTATCACTCGGCAGGTCGAGGAGACCGAGGCGGCCATCGCCGAGGCTCGCGCCGCTGGTGATGCAGCCGCCGAGCAGGCAGCTACGCGGCGTCTCGCCGTTCTCGACCAGGCCCAGGCGGCGGCCGAAGAGACGGCACGGTTTGGGTTCTCGACTCAGGACGCCGAGCGTGCGATAGCGTCGGTGCGAGACAAGCTGGACAAGACGTTTTCGGATGCCAGCGTTGAGATTGCGCCGGACGCGTTCGCAGCTGCACAGGAGCAGCTGTCGCAGCTGGAGGCGGACCTTGAAGCTAAGGTCATCGACCCGGAGACGTTTGAGCAGGCAGCCGACGCGATCCGGTCTGGCTTTGAGGACGCACTCAAGACGGCTGAGAAGATCCGAGACCTGAACGAACAGTACGCCGAGCGTGCTGCCGAGATCGAAGCAGATCGGCTCGATGCTCTGTCGCAGGTTTCGCAGCAGCCCGTCCAAGCGACAGACGTACGCACGAGCGAGGGCGTGAGCGAGTTCCTGCGTCTGGCGACCGGCCGCGAAGATCCGGCGATTGCCGAGTATCGGAAACAGCTTGGCGAGCTTCAGAAGATTAAGGCTGAGATTGGCAAGCTCGGCGGCGTGGTCGACATCGTGGGAGCAGCGTAATGGCCGTACTGACCTACCGCGAGGTAATTCCGCGAACGTTCACGCACAAGTTTGGCGAGTCGCCGACGGCGGAGATTAAGTACCACTGCACGACGAATGGCGTAACGTCGACGCAGGAAGTGCTGAACGCCATCGGGATATTCCACGGTGCCAGCCATCCCGAGTACGGCTACCTGCTGTGCGTCGAAGGCGCGGTCAACGAACTCGACCCGTACCATGTCGAGGCCACGTATTCCTACGAGGTGCCAGCCATTGGCACTGAGGACAGCGACCCGAACCCGCTGGCCCGCGCAGACATCTGGTCATTCTCGACTGGCGGCGCCGCCGTCCCTGCCCTGGCGTACTACGAGGGCAGCGGAAACGGAAACGTGCGGCCGCTCATGAACAGTGCCTTTGACTTCTTCGAGGGTGCGATGACCGAGGAGGCGGAACTGCGGGCGACGATCTCAGGGAACCGCGCCGTGTTTCCTATCGGTGTCGCGGCCAGCGTTACAAACGCAGTGAACTCAGACGGGTATCTGGGCGCAGCGCCGTACCAATGGAAATGCCAGGGCATCAGCGGCCAGCAACAGGTCGAGGTAGTCAACGGCAGCGAACTCAAGTTCTGGGCCGTGTCGGTTGAGTTGGCGTTTCGGCAAAGCGGCTGGCGATTGATGCTGCCGGACGTTGGATACAACTACATCGAAGGCAGCCAGAAGAAACGGGCGTATGTCCTTGACGCTGAAAGCGGCGACAAACTCGCGTCTTCCAACCCGGTCGCGCTTAACTCCAACGGCTCGCTAAAAGGGCCTGGCGTCGCACCTGACATTCTCTACCGGCGCGTCCACTCCGAGGTGGCGTTTCAGCCGTTGTTCGGCACGCCACCTTTCTAAAAGCATTTCGACACACCGAGTAGGTTGACGTTATGACAGAGTTCCTCGCACTTCCTGGCACGCTCAATATCTCCCTCACGGTGGGCGATGAGTTCGGCATGCTTGCCGACCTGAGCATCGACACTACCGGGTTTACCTGGACGGCGATCGTCTACCAGGTCTCGACCAGCGTGTCGTTCTCCAACCCGTCAGGCGTCGCAACGCAGGGCGCCACAGCAGCCACGTTCGCCGTCACGACGGTCAACGCTGCGGCCGGGCAGCTAAACCTTTCGCTGACTGAGTTACAGACCTCGGCCTTGGCGTCGTCACAGACCTACCGCTGGTATCTGCGTGGCGTCTCGCCCGGCCTCGTCACCCGGACCTACCTATCTGGCACACTGCGAGCGTTCGCACCATGAGCATCAACGTCGTTGTCTCTAGCACCGCTGCGGGTGTGAGCGTGTCGGGCGGCACAGCCGTGTCGATCGAGGTCGGCGGCGGCATCGGCCCGGCTGGCTTTGTTGTCGCTCCTGGCACGGCAACCAACGCTTTCGGGACGTTTCAGTTGGCGGCGGGCGACGGCATCACGATTTCCACCAGTGCCTCGCAGTTCACGATTGCGAGCTACGGCACGGCGGCTGTCGCCAGCCTGGCTCCCGTGCAGTCGGTGGCCGGGCGTGTGGGTGCGGTGCAGCTGCAGGCCGCAGACGTAACGGCTGGCACATTCGCCATCGCACGTATTCCGACGATCTCATACACCGCCCTGGCCGACGTGCCGGCCACGTTCGCACCATCGGCCCACACGCACTCGACCAGCGACGTTGTGTCGTTCACGGCTGCGGCGGCGGCCGCTGCTCCGGTGCAGAGCGTGGCGGGCCGCCAGGGTGCGATCTCGCTGGCGGTGGCCGACGTTAGCGGATTGGCCGCAGTTGCCTCTAGCGGCTCGTATACGAGCCTGCAGAACGTGCCAGCTACCTTCGCACCTGCGGCCCATACGCACGGCACGGCGGACATCACCGGTATCTCGAGCTCGTTCGCGGCAGCCAGCCACACGCACGACGCCGCGGCGATTGGCAGCGGCGTGCTCGATCTCGCTCGCATCCCAACCATTGGCTACACGGCCCTCAGCGGCGTTCCTACGACGTTCGCGCCGCAGGCCCACACGCACAGCACGGCCGACGTGGTGGGCCTCACGGCAGCGTTCTCCCAGGTCGGCCACACGCACGACTACGCGGCGTCGATACACACGCACTCCACGGCCGACATCACTGGATACACCAGCCTGCCTGCCCAGGGCGGCAAGGCCGGGCCGCTGGTGACCGACGGCACGGCGGCCAGCTGGGCCAGCCGCTTCAGCATCGTCGACCCGGTGCTGGTCCAGGGTGCTGGCATGACGCTCAGCCGCGACACGGCGGCCGGGTCGATCACGGTGGCGTTTGCTGGCGGTACGTCCGGGATCGTGGTGAGCAGCGCCACGCCGCAGCCGCTGGGCACGGCGGCGGCGGGTACGAGCGGAGACGCGTCGCGGGCCGACCACGTGCATTTGATGCCCTCGGCGGCAGACGTTGGAGCTGCTCCCGCCAGCCACTCGCACGACTACGTGCAGGTGCTGAACGGACTGACGGGCACTGTGTCGATTACCGGCGGTGCGGGCGTTACCGTCAGCACCGCCAGCAGCTCGATCACGATTGCGGCGGCTGGAGGAAGTGGCGGCATTTCGTGGTCGTCTGTTCCCGTGAGCCCTTCAGCAGAAGGAGAAAACGGCAGCCTGTCCTACGACGGCTTCTATTTCTACGTGAAGTCACCTGCCGGCTGGCGTCGCGTGTCGATTTCTTCATGGACTCCGCTGGGTGTCCCAACGGGTGTAACCGCTACTCCCGGCAACGCTCAGGCTCAGGTTTCGTGGACTGCACCTTCTGAGACAGGCGGCTATGCGATCACGGACTACGTCGTGCAGTATTCGTCGAACAGCGGTTCGACCTGGACAACGTTCAGCGACAGCACGTCGGACGCGACTTCAGCGACCGTGACCGGGCTGACCAACGGCACGGCGTACATCTTTCGCGTAGCGGCAGTGAATGCCGTCGGTACGGGCGCGTACTCGACCGCATCGAGTAGCGTGACGCCCAGCAGCGGCGTGTTCCGGGCGATCCCTGCGATGACCGGCGACACGTCGCCGTCTGGCATCGCCGACCTAACATCGTCCACAAGAAACCCTGGCTTTGTCGAAAAGTGGACAGTATTCGCGCAGGGCGGCAATGTCTCTTGGGCCGTCCAGAACGTGAACCTGTGCGGTGGCAGCAGCGTTTTTGACGCGCCGCAGTATGCGTTCCCAGAAGGTCAGAAGTCTCTCATCAGCGGTTACACGGTTGGCGTCGGTGGAGGTAGCTACTGGGCTGGCGTGAACAACTGGACATTTGAAGGCAGCGACAACCTGTCTTCATGGACGGTGCTGCACACTGTTGCGGGCCAGACGTGGGGCGGCGCGTGGCAGACGACAAACTTTAGTCTCCCGTCGCCAGCTAATTATCGTGCCTATCGCTGGAAGTTCACTGGCGACAACAGCGGCGACTGTGGCTCGCGAAACTTCGCCGCTCTCCAACTCGTTCAGTAGTCCCACATGGCAAGAAAACCCGACGGCGCATCCGCTGGCACGCAGCGAGTGACGTTCACGAAGCCCGCAGCTGAGCGGATCGGCCGGGTCGTTCGCGAAGTGGAAGCCGGGAACCGCGACCTCGGGCCGCTGGAGTGGGGTCCTCGAGGTGTCGGGGCGGCGTCCAAGGTGTTCCGGGTCGGCACGTTCACGGGTGATTGGGCGATCAACGCCAGCAAGACGGTCACGTTCCGCAATGTGACGAGCACGCCGAATACGGCCAGCGTGATGAACCTCGTGTGCGGCCTGAGTCCGGCTGGGTCGTGTGATGTGTCGATCGCCAAAGACGGCACCTCGTGGTATCTCGTCCAGCCAAACCTGACACAGCAGCCCGGATATTCCGCGACCGGCACGCACGTGCTGACGATTCAGGGCGGCAACCTTCGTTGGCTGGGCACCACGGCCTGCACATGACACTCGCAACGCGAAACGGATCGCTGATCGTCAAGAATGGCCGGCTCGCAGAGAACTGCGGGTGCTGCGGGGAGGAATGGGAGTGCTGCCCGGACAAAGACTGCCAGTTGTCCGCTCTTACGACTGCCACAGTGACAATACAAGCATCGGACTATCTAGAGCACTTCACGAACAGCATGACGCCTCCGTCGGGCTTTAACTTTTTGCGAGTGTCCCGTGGTGTGAAAGGATCGTCTCATTCGGGAACGTGGACCGTTCCTATTACGCTGAACAACTACAGCTCTGTTGCTTTTTCAAATCAACCGCCTGGATGCAGTGGCGGGTTTTCTTTGTACGTTGATTCGTTCGGGGCCGATTTTCAAATGTTCTGGCCGATTATGATCAACATCGTGGATGCCGGAGTCGGAACATACAAGAGCCTTTCAGAGCTGAGATGTCCGACCGTCCCCAACAGCGCGAGTAACATCTGGCTTTCCTCTACTGGCTCTGTAAGGTTTAGTGCAGACTATCGTCTTTGCGAAGCGCCAAAGCCTCCTGACTTTATAGTTTACGGAGCCACAGCGATTCTTAGTGATGGCTCGTTCTCGGGAGAGTCTCCGCTGTACCCGTTTGCTTTTCAGGAAGGCATTTACGGGACGAAGGTTCCAGTTATGGAGACTGGTTCGCGGTCTTTTACCATTCGCATTTCTTTCAACTGATAGCACAAAATGCCGTGTCGCAAAAAAAGCAACGGTGTTAGCCAGTGGCCTTCCTCAGCAGTCATAGGACAGACCTACACCACCGAAGCCGACTGCCTGCAAGCATGTAAGGAGGGCGCGTGCTGCGAGGGCACTGCATGCACGGTCAAGCCGCAGTGCCAGTGCCAAGGGACGGGGAAGACGTTCAAGGGGGTGGGGACGACGTGCGGCGGCAGCGTTGGCTTTTGCTGCGGCCCTGGCACATGGAGCGCAAAAGACATCGTTTGGAGCGGCGGCTTCGCTTCGTTTCCATCTGCGCAATCGTTTCCTCAGTGCCGGTCATACAGCAGCGAGGCAGGCGCTCCAGTTACCACGCAATCAGCTTGCGAAGCGAGCGGCGGCATGTGGGTGACAACGCCGTGCGTGTCGTGCGCCGAGGTGAACGAAAAGACCGGGCTTGGCGGTTCACAGAAGTTCGTTTGCTATCCAGCACCAAATCCATTGCCATGATTACCTGCCACAGAATGTATCTTTCAGCCCGTTGCGTCGAGCGTGGCTACACGCTCGACGAGGTGCTGCCGTGCGTGGTCAGCCAGGACGGCGACGAGTGGACGATTGACGTGGAGCATCCGGCGTACCCACGCACGCCCAGGCCGGGCTACGAACCGCAGCCGTCACCACCACCACCCGACCTCGCCCGCACCGACGCTCCCTCGTTCCTCACCAAGGTGAAGAACTTCGCGTCCGCAACCGTCTCGCACGTCGCCGCCGGGATGCCGATGTGCAGCGACGAGGAGATCACCAGGCGGCACGACATCTGTCTGACGTGCGAGCACCTCAAGGACAACGCCTGCCAGTTGTGCGGGTGCCCGGTGTCGAGGGCGGCTGGGTATGTGTCGAAGCTGAGTTGGGCCGACCAATCCTGCCCGGCGGGCAAGTGGGGTCCGGTCGCTTGACGGCCCTGCCACGCTGGGTGCATGGGACGCGCCAAAGCCAAGCCACCAGCCGAGGCGGTAATCCTGCCGCCCGAGCTTGATGATGACGAGGATTGCGGCGGCGGCGGCATCCCTGATGAGGATGGCTGGATCCACGTACAGGAGCAACCGCGTGACGAAGAAAAGCCCAAGCGGCGTCGGCCTGCTCGACGCCGTTCGCAAGGAGATGGCTGAGGTGCGGCATGGACCGCCCTCGTGGTGGGAGCGAGTCGCACCGGAACACCTGGCCGAACTCAGTGCGATCAAGGCTGCGTGGCAGTCGGGCGAGCTTGGCACCCGCAAGAAGACGTTGGCCCGCACCATCAGCAACAACCTGCGTGCTCGTGGCATCTCTGACATAGGGACGCAAGGAGTTCTGACATGGCTCGACGTAGCCTGAGCGATGATGTCGCCAGCGACCTGGCCGCCGCGTCACAACTCGCCACCGATGCCGAGATCGCTAGGCTGCGGTCAGAGCTGGCCTCGTACCGAAATCGGTACAAGGCCGCCCTGTCGCAGATCGACCGGGAACGCGAGCGGGCCGACGCTATATCGTCGCTCCAAGGCGTGCAGCCGGTCGCCTTGACCAAGGTTGTCAAAGGCAAGAAGCGGGCCAAGCACTCGGCCACGGCGATCCTCATGCTGTCGGACGTGCACTGCGAAGAGCGCGTACTTCCCGAGACCGTCAACGGCGAAAACGACTACTCGCTCGACGTATGCCAGGCCCGGCTGGCCGAGCTCGAGGAGCGGTTTCTGGATTGCCTGCACCACGAACGCAACCAGGCCGACATCCGCCGCGTGCTCATCTGGTTGGGCGGCGACCACATCACGGGCCACATCCACCCGGATTGCGTCGAGGTGGCCCAGCTTTCGCCCATGAACGCCACGCGGTGGATCGCCGAGCGGCTGCGTGGACTCATCGACAACGTGGCTCAGCACGCCGACGAAGTTGTGGTCTGCACCAACGCAGGCAACCACGGCCGCAGCACCGAGAAGAACCGCGTTGCCACCGAGCTGGACCACTCCTGGGAACAGTTGATGTACTTCACGCTGGCCCGCGAGGAGAAAAACAAAAACGTGCAATGGAAGATCGCCGAGGGCCACCTGGGCTACGTCGACCTCGACGGGTTCCTGGTCCGCACGACCCATGGGCACTCCATCCGGTTCGCTGGTGGCGTCTACGGACTGGCCCTACCGGCCTCCAAGGCCATCGCCCGGTGGGATGCGGGACGCAAGGCGAATCTGACCATCTTTGGCCACTACCACTCGTTCGGCTGGCTGCGTGGTGCACGCTACGTGGCGAACGGGAGCGTGATTGGACACAGCCCATACGCTGAGCGGGTCGCCTCACCAGAGAGGCCATGCCAAGGCATGGCAATCATCGACCACGGCCGCAACGAGGTGACGCGTGCGTATCCACTGTTCTGCGACCGGGACCTGCGGACGCGTTGACGCATGGTTTACGACTTGAGCGAAGACTACATCGCCGAGGCTCGCAAGCGAGCGTATCGGTACCAAGGCCAGTGGACTGGCACAGCAGGATCACTGGCGGCCGATGTCGCCAGACTCATCATCGAAAGGAAACGCATGCAAGGGACAATCACGGACCTCGAGGACACCAACGCACAGCTGCGGGCAGCCGTCGAGAACCGGCTGGCCGGCCAGCCCAGCGTCGACGAAACCGACGCCGCTGGTGGCGAGTATGCCGACTGGATGCGAAAC